TTGGATTGGCTAAAGCGCACTTACCGAACTCTCCGGCTAAGATGGGTCCTTTCTCAGGAGAAGGTTGGCGTAAGGTTAAACGCTCAGGTATTGCTATTGCAAAAGAATTCGCGTCAGGGCTTGGGTCGACGGCTTCGTTTGATGCTGTTTCAAAGAGTATGTCTAGTATGCAACAAACAATTCAAGACGCCCTCGGTGAAACATCAGATTACCTCGACGATAACATGGAGCTGTCCCCTGTAATCACCCCTGTCTTAGACATGTCTAATGTTGATGGCTACACATGGAATGGGGCTGGTTATCTTGGACTCACTGGTTCAAATATTAATTATTCGTCGCTTAATCCTACAAGCCGTAGTATTGCTTCTAATCGTTATTCTATTGATGAAGTGGTACGGGGATTGAACAATGTAGATCAGAAATTGGCGACGCTTACTGAGAACTCTGCTATTGGGAATGATCTCCTTGCTCAAGGACAAGTCAACCCAATTTACTTGGATAAAGATCTTGTAAACCGTGCGTTGGCACCAGGAATGGCAGACGCGCAACGGACTTACAGTGATCGATTAAATATGTTAGATGGAGTGTTACCACGATTATGAGAGATGAATCATACTTCTCTATAATCTTTGGTGAAGGAACTGATGCTGTTGATATCGGTAAACTCCTCGATGCTGTAACTAAAGTTGAACGTAATGCTGGTGCTGGTCAGGAACACACATATTCTGCCGGCACTGGCCGTTTTGGTAAGACATGGGTTTCTGGTAGAAGAAGCTCTTATGATATTACTATTGAAGGACAAAAGACAGGGAGCCCTGCTGAGCTATTATCGCTTCGTACGAAACTGGCTCGGGCTCTTGATTGTCCTGATGGGCCAAAGAAATTACAGTTTGATGATCAAGATGGTAAGTACTACCTTGCCGTTACATCGGGTCAACCTAAGTTCACTGAGGATTTACAAAAGAGTCAGGCTACGGTGTCTATTTCATTTGAAGTTCCGGATGGTTTATTACATTCCGAGCTTACAAAGGTGTTGACATCGAAGACTAACTCTCCAGATATTGGTTCTCTTACTAAAGAGGGGAATATTGTCAAAATGACTTTAAATAATGCAGGAAGCGCACCAGCATATCCTCGCATTAGAATTAAGAACGCTGGAACTAACGGTTGGATTGGTATTGTTAATAAAAACGGTGTGATGGAAATCGGTACAAGCTCCTCGGGAAGAGACGGTGCTGTAACCGCTTCCGGATCCTACGACCAATCACAACTCTTACTTAACTTAACACCAAACGACTCTGCTGGATGGCGTAAGGGTGTGAACATTGGTGGTAAACTTAGCTCACAATCTCCTTTAACCGTAGCTAGTCACGCCGAGATAAGCGACTTAACACTCGACTGGGCGCCAAGAGATGCGGGTAGCGTAGGCTATCCCTGTCCTGGTTTGCACTGGACTCGTTCTGGGTCTAAAGGTATTGGTCAAGATTGGGGGTGCGCTGTGTATGAGTATGCTCTGCCCGCCGATAAGAACAATATTAAAGGTGCTAAGAACTTCCGTTGCGACTTCAACCTAAAGCTCTGGGCATCTAAGATTGGTCAAACTGGTCTGTTAGCAATTATGTTCATGGACGACAATGACCGACTCATTTGTGCTTACAGTTTGGATAAATACACAACAGATAGTGATAAGGTAGTTCAGGTCTTTACTACTACTGATATTCACAAACTACCTCGTGAAGAGAATGAATTCGGATCTAATGACAATGAGCCAGGACAACAACGACCTAACCCTGCCTTTAACAGCAGAACCGGTAATGCTTATGTTATTAAGGACGGTCCAAAGTTCACATATGGATATAACGGTATTCCTAAGACTATCGTTGATGCTACCAAAGAGAACTTAGAATGTACTAAGATCTGGGTTCTTTATGGTAGAGCACGGAGCGAGAGACCAGGCACTGGTCATTTGGATACCTTATGTGTACAATCACTTAAGTTCCAGAAGACTAACGTACAACGTTACGACCTTGTTCCTAACAAGTATAACGCTGGTAGCGAGCTTGTTGTCGATATGTATGAGGGTAAAATCTCATATATCTCTGATCCAGAGGCATCCAGCCAAGGGGTCGGTGCAGAAGGAGATCTGGCAAATGGATCTCGATATTTTGCAATTCCTCCCGGGGAGTCGCAACTTGAAATTCATTCTTCCGGATTCGTTACAACAGCCCCTGAGGTTATTGTAGAGTGGGAAGAAGCATGGCTATAAGAAAGGAGGCCGAAACTTCAAAATGAATGTAAAACCTGCATGGCAGTTAGCAGTTCATGATAACGCAATGAATATTGTTGACCATATTAACAACGATGTTCCGGGTTCTCTGAAGTATTACGATGAAGAGTTCCATCAATACTGCGGTAAGGGTTCGGCTACCTTTACTTTTACTGTCGATAAATATTCAAACGGTGTTCTAAATGAACGTATAGCCAACCTAACTACAGAGTCTTATATCTCTTTCCATGAAGATGATATTGATTATGTGTTCAACGTAATGACTCGTAGAGAAACAGACTATACTATTACATTAGAATGCGTTACAACTAACTTAGAGTTACTTAATGAGAAGGTTGTTGCTTATGAGAGCAAAGATGCTAAGTCATTCCTAGAGTATATCGAAGCTATGCAACTCTTTAAATTTACTCGTATTGAATTGGGTATTTGCGAAATTCGTAATACCAAACAGACGCTTAAGTTTGAGTCTGATGACGACACATGTTTGGCTCGGATTCTTAAACTTGTTGAAGCGTTTGATGGTGAGATGGAGATTATAACCAAACTTACCGATGGTGGCCAGATTGATAAGTACATACTTAATGTTTATAAATCTCGCAATGTCGCAAAAGATAATGAGCCTGGTTTAGGACGAGTTCGTACCGACATTCGGTTACAGATGGGTCGAGACGTCGCTTCTGTTATTAAGAAAGAAGATAAGACAAATCTCTTTTCTGCTATCCGGATGCGGAATAAAGACGGTGCATATATCACCTTCCCTAACTCTCGTGAGATCAAAGCCGCAGATGGTACGCACGTTGAGATGTATTGTAACCGGGGGTCTCATACAATCTATGCCCCTATCTCTGCTAAGCTCTATCCTTCCGTGAATAAACGTGATAACTGTGACCCGTGGATTGTGCGTGATGTGAAAACTGAGTTTACTAACGCAGATGAAGCATGGGCTTACGGTGTTAAGATGTTACGTAACTACATGTATCCTATAACTACATGGGAAATTAGTCTTAACTCTGCTATGGTTCTTCAACGTTACGATATCAAGATTGGTGATGTAATCTTCATGACAGATGAGAACTTCGTTGGCGGGTTGCTTATCCGAGCTCGTGTCGTTGAGATGGTGCGCTGTTCTACAGATCATAGTAAGACTAAGCTCACATTGTCTAATGTCGTTGCTATTCGACCAACCAACAACTCGACGTTGATGAATACAATGTCTCGGATGATCAATGATGCTCAACCTTTCAAAATGACTGTAAAAACTACAGGGCCTACGATGTTCCGTGAGCTGACAGATAGCTGTGAGCTTATTCCTACTTTATATAAGGGTAAATCTGAAGTTACAGATGTTGATTTCAGTTACTTCATTGACAACAACCTTGCTGGTAGCGGGACTAGGTTCAGGGCGTCAAGGTCTAATATTGGTACTAGCGGTAATGCGTTGATTACTATTCAGGCTTGGGTTCAAGGTCAGATGGTTGAATTCCAAGATGTAACAATCGCTACTGTCAATGACGGGGTATCTCCTGTTCTTACAGTGATTGAGTCGAGTAATGGTGACGTGTTCAAGAATGGTATTATTAACACTGTGCTGACTGCTAAGTTGTTTAGAGATGATGTCGAGATTGACACTAGGGGTGAAGCCTTTAATTATATTTGGACAAAGACTAATGCTAACGGTGAAGTTGATGAACTATGGGGGCAGCGTCCTGAGTCTAAAGTTAAGAGTGTCAGCGTCACTCGTATTGACGTCGAAGATAAAGCAACATTTTCAGTTGCTGTTGTAACTAAGTAAGGAGGTGGTATAATGAGTTTAATTTCAACTAGTCAGATTACTATTGTCGATTTGGATGACGGCAGAACCCAATATACACACCTTGCTTGGTGTATGAGCGGTCAAATACATAATGGGCAATATACTCCAAATCTTTATACATTTACTAAAGATCCTGACGAGGGGGCTAACGCCGAATATATAGGCGTATACCAAGATTTCAACTTCTCCGGTAGCGATAATCCTAATACCTATACTTGGTCTAGATGGAGAGGATCCGATGGGGCTAACGGTATTCCAGGCCCTAAAGGTACGGACGGTAAGACGCCGTATATTCACTTCGCTTATGCCGATAGTCCGGATGGGTATACTGGCTTTACTACTGGTGAAACATACAGTGATGGAGGGTCTATTGATTCGGAACTTGTCGTAACTAAAGTTGATGTAAGTAAGAAGCTCTACATAGGTACCTACACCGATTATAATGTGACAGATCCGCAAGATCCTTCGAAATACAAATGGCAGAAAGTACGTGGTGCAGACGGTGCTAACGGTACACCTGGTAAGCCTGGCGCTGATGGTCGTACTCCATATGTTCACTTCGCTTATGCCGACTCTGCTGATGGTAGGACTGGATTTACTGTATATGGCGACCCTAATAAGAGGTATATGGGTACTTACACCGACTTTACTCAAGCCGATAGTACAGACCCTACCAAGTATAAATGGTCTCTTATAAAAGGTGCCGACGGTGCTAACGGTGCACCAGGCCCTCAGGGTGTCCAAGGTCTACAAGGTCCTAAAGGTGATCAGGGTATTCCTGGTCAGAGAGGTGCTGACGGTAGAACTCAATACACTCACATTGCCTATGCTGACAACGCATACGGTAACGGTTTTAGTCAGACTGCAACCGGCAAAGCTTACATCGGTATCTACCAAGACTTTAACCCTACTGATAGCACTACTCCGTCTTCTTATAGATGGACTAAGTGGAAAGGTGATGATGGGGCTAACGGTATTCCAGGCCCTAAAGGTACGGACGGTAAGACGCCGTATATTCACTTTGCCTATGCTAATTCTGCTAATGGTACTAGTGGATTCAGTGTCAGCGACTCAACTAACAAAGAGTACATTGGTACTTATACCGACTTTACAGAAGCTGACAGTACTAACCCTAACGTCTACAAATGGACTAAGATTAAGGGTGCTGATGGGGCTAAAGGGGACAAAGGTGAACAAGGTGATCGTGGTCTTCAAGGCCCTGCTGGTCCTGCCGGTCCTCAAGGTATTCAAGGTTTGCAAGGCCCTAAAGGGGATCAGGGTATTCCTGGTCCTAGAGGGGTAGACGGCTTAACGCAATACACTCACATCGCATATTCTGATGCTGATGACGGTCGTATTGGTTTCAGTCAAACTGACTCTAACAAGCCGTTTATTGGTTTATATCAAGACTTTATTCAAGAGGATAGCCCCGAACCGAGCAAGTATCGCTGGACACGATGGAAAGGTCAAGACGGCGAGCAAGGACTTCCAGGTAAGCCTGGTGCTGATGGTCGTACTCCATATGTCCACTTTGCTTATGCAAATAGTGCAGATGGTCGATCTGACTTCAGCTTAGCCAACTCTAGTGGTAAGAAGTACATCGGTACTTACACAGACTTTGAAGTAGGTGACAGCAGTGACCCTGGTCGATATAAATGGGTATCCTTGAATGGCGACTTAGTTATCGGTGGGCGTAACCTTTGGATTAATAGTAAAGTTACGGGCTATGCTGCTATAGAGAAGCTCCCAGAGAACCATATAACTGGTCAGACTGAGTGTTTCAGATTAGAATCAATACCAGGAAAAAGTGGTGTATTTTTCAATATAGCACCGGCGTTCACAAGTAGACTCTATACGACAGTCACAATGAGTTGCTGGGTGAAATATGAGAATGTAAAACGTGGTAAATACGACTGGTCAAAATTTAATATCTTTAAATCAGGAGGACTTTGGAGACGTAACTCTAAGTCGGGACAAGTGTCTTCGGCGGACTATCCAGGTATGTTCGGATTCGTCGGTAGCTCTGACTGGATTAGACTTGAGAAAGTTTATAACTTCGGTTGGGATACAAGATATGACCAGTTAAGAACAGACCTGAGAATCATACTAGAAGGTACCGCATCAGGTACTGCCTGGGTCACTGGTGTCAAAGTCGAGATTGGTAATACTGTTACTGATTACTCTGTTGCCCAAGAGGATATAGATAGTGCTATCGCCTCTAAAGCCGACCAGTTACTGACCCAAGACCAGATCAACCAACTCTCTGAACGCAATGCGCTTCTCAAAGCTGAGCTAGACGCAAAAGCTACTAAGGAAGTCGTTGACGAGTGGATCAACCAAGTTCATAACCTTATGGATA